CTTATCGGATCTGGTGTGAAAACCAGTCTAAATATCCTTTAAGATGAAGGTACAAACTACTAATCGGTTCTAGCTTGGAGCTAGATCGAGGAGTGACTGCAGGACCAAGGGCCTGATGCGAGTAATCGCACCGGTGTGCTTGATTCTGAAGATGGTGCTACTGGTACGCCTGTCTGAGGCGCACGCTGTACTAATAGTGCCCCTCGCTGTAGTTGAGATAACACTTAGCCTCATAAAGGAGGATTGTGTTATGACTACACGCGAGAGAAGTTACATGTCACAGAATACGGCCGATTATTTGCGGACGTTTCACAAGATTGGTCCGGGATGTGCAGAACCTGAGTCATTGACCACCGATTTCTCGGGGACAATGGTTACTGAGGAAATGCATGTTACCATGACCGATGTGGTGACACCTCGATTTACAAAGTTGCGATCAGAAGGGAAGATTATAAACAACCCTATGACCAAAACTACGGTGATCGACAAAGAGGGCTTGTGTTATACACGAGCCCGTGTCAATTGCCGCTTTAGTGGGTTAAGTTGTAGCCCGCCGAAGACTTATTACTTCGAGGACGATGACTTCTGTGGTACGCTCCCTAGTAGTGTTTTAATTAATTACTACAATAAGAGCATACCCGCAAAACCCAGCTGGACTCCAGATACACTTATTTCCCAAGCAATAACTAAATCTTGGGCGAAAGTGGGGGATACAAGTATCCAATCACTTGTGTGTCTGGCGGAAGCAGAGAAGACCGTGTTAAGCCTGGCAAGTATCTTCCGGCGTTTTATCAAAGTTATTAAAATGATAAAACGGCTCGATGGCTATCATTTGGCCAAAGAGTTTTCCGCGAAGCAACTGTCAGACCGATACATGGAACTCCGTTATGCTATCCGTCCCCTGTTATACGATGCAGTGGGGTTAATCGAGGCGCTTGACAGCGACCGCGAAAAACCGCGCTCTACGTTTAGGGGAACCGTGCAGGATGGCTTGCAGGATAGTACTACGTCCACGCAACCGATAACCTACACGGGCGCAAAAGCCCATGGATGGACATTGGAAACGAGGACTGCGTACGAACTGTTCGCCGAATGCAAAGCTGGTGTGTTAACTGAAATGGCTGTAGAAGGTTCCCCTTGGAATACTTGGGGGATCACACAGCCGTTTGAAAGTGCGTGGGAACTTGTCCCATTCTCTTTTATCGTTGATTGGTTTTTCAACGTCGGTGACACGATTGCCGCATGGACACCAAACTACGGGTTCCATGTGCTTGCCTCTTGGTACACTCTCGAAACCATTTGGGTTCGGAGGGTGGACCTTAAGTATACGGATGTCTGGTATACCCCGAGTCAATCCTTTGATTGGATTGACTGTGATGGGATATTGGACAACTGTTTCGTTGAGAAAACCGAAATAGTGAAAACCCGTGTACCTGACCCGAGCCGGAGTATCGTTCCGAGCATTAAGCTTAGAATAAATACTTTTAAGCTCGCAGACTTGCTGATAATCGCCAAACAAATTTGGCGGCGATAGACAGCGTTTTGTACAAAGGAGTATACCATGCAAGCGAATGTGATAACATTGGCAGTAGATGAACTGAATGATAGCAACACAGTAGAACACGTCTATACAAGGGCCGACTATTTCCAAAATCGGTCTTTGTACGTTTCCGGGGATCATACCCTGGAGGCGCGTGATACGCTGGGTTTCTATCGGACACCGCCGAAGCAAAACGGCAACTTCAAGGGCACTGCGAAGTGTTCCCTGAAGGTCTCTACCGATAAATTGGTAGATGGCGTCGATGGCGTAAGCCAGTTGACGTCACCAATCATCGGTGAGGTGTCCTTTTCGGTTCCAGTGGGTGTCACCAGTGCCGACAAGATGATAGCTCGGCAGCTGTTGATAGCCATTTTGGACGACGATGACGTGATGGAAGCACTCATGGATCAGCAACTAGTATAATGCCTGAAAGAACCATTGATATGGTCCTTAAGGTTTTACTAGTAGCCATCTCTGTCTTTGGGGCTTTGAATAGCCTTATTGATAAGATGACTGAGCTTTTCTTCAAGTGCAATAAATTCCTATTAACACTAAATCGTCGGAGGTAACATGAAAGATGTTAACCGTTCCAAAAAACGTAGGGCTATAAGTATGGCCCTACACAATGTCCCAAAGAGTTATCCTTGGGATATTTTAAAATCGTTAAGTCTAGACTTAACACACTACCTGACCGATGAGGAATCGGAGAAACTGTCCAAGATCATTAGATATAAAGACCTTGGCAGCTATCTGAACTTGTCACAGGAGTGGGGGCTACAGTGTATTGACTCCACTGATACCGTTCTTGCGAAAGTGAGGGCGAAGTATCTCTTGTGCAGCGTCATCAAGAAGTATCAATTTCCAACGGATAAGACAGAAAGGGTTGCACGCGCTACCGAGATTTTCTTGGCGGCGGAGGGCACCTGTAAATCTTATAATCAAGTTAATTATAAGAGTCTTACCGATACGGAAGATACTTGGAGCTCTGATATTTTGCTTAGAGCTCGACAGTTCTTGGTGAAGCTCCTTGGGTCCGAATTACCTGGATCCAAGGCTTTGTTGGACACGTCTAGGCATGGTCCGGGGAGTACAATCGGCACAACTAGGGGCGATGTTTCCATGTATCATAAATACGGAAACTGGCCTTATAGCTGCACGATCGAGGCTCACCGGTACGCCCGATTTGCCATCGAGACTGACCGTAGGTGGCTCGGAGCCCTTCAAGATTCCTACCGCATGCGTGAGGGTATTCCCGCACATATGCCGCTGGATATGAAGCGTTTTTGGGCCAAGGTCATTAATGTCGTAGATGGGAATCGAATCGCTTTTGTACCTAAGGACGCTCAAAAGGAGCGTACTATTGCGATCGAACCAACCTTGAATTTGTATCTCCAATTGGGGGTCGACGGTTTTATCCGAAAACGCTTAAAGCGCTTCGGTGTCGACTTAGATTCCCAAGTAAAGAATCAAGAATTGGCTCGGCGTGGAAGTTTAGTCGACGGGGAGGAAAGTCATGTTACGATTGACCTCTCTGCGGCTAGCGACTCTATTAGCTTAAAGCTTTGTGAGTTGCTGCTTCCTCGTGACTGGTTTCGCTATCTCTGTGATCTACGTTCCCCCTACGGGGAGCTAGAGTGTGAAGGAGACCGTACTCTAATAAAGTACGAGAAAATCTCCTCCATGGGGAATGGCTTTACCTTCGCATTGGAGTCTGCTTTGTTCACTGCCATTGTTTGGGAGGTGCAGAAAGTAGATGGGGATCGTTTCGATCGGGATGACGTCTCCATTTATGGTGACGATATCGTCGTTAAAAGACGGTATTATTTCAAACTGGTTGAAGCTCTTCGCCTTGCCGGTTTCACGACAAATACGGATAAGACCTTTGTTTATGGGCCTGCCCGTGAAAGTTGTGGTGCCGACTGGTTCCAAGGTAAACCTGTTCGACCTGTCTTTGTTTCCGATCTCCCTACCACAGTGATGGAACTCTTTTGCGATCTTAATCGTTTAAAGCGTCTCCTTTCATTAAGGTTTGGGATAGGTGACGAATCAACTACCCTTGGTTACATCCGATCACTGGTCCCCGAAAGAGCACTAACGCTCATCGGCCCATATTCGGACGAGGATTTTGATTCGTACATTCACAGTTCTGTGCCTCGTAGAGGCATGTACAAGAACTGTATGTACAAATTCCGTAGGATTGTGATAATACCTACGCGAAGGCCAGGCAAAGATTTCCTCATGAGGAAATTGATGCATGATCTTCGGGGCAAGCAACTTCTCCCGACGAAATGGGAAAAGAAGCTTCCGGGTTCAGGAAGTCGATTTACAGTTACTCGGCGTAATGCCAACACTGTAGGCTACACGTACTCACACACCGATAATTGGTGTGATTCGTACGCCGAACTTATAGCTAAAGCAACG